CGCAGCCGTTTTGGCAATAGTGTCAAACGTTTGGAAATATTGGCTTTTGCTCTAAACCCATAACCTAGGACCGACATCGTCTGTCCTAAGGTTAAGGAATATTTCCGGATAAGCTCGAGAAGACCGGCAAAGGATTGTCGGCCTATCACGAACTCCCGGAAAGAAATCCCCGAAACGTCCTTTCCTTTATAGAAAGTGCGCTTCGCGAACTCTAGAGCAGAACCAGAACCGGAACTCATAGACTTATGAGCGCCGATTCCTACTCCCATACGCGCCATTAGAGCCGCGTACTGCTTGGCTACAGACTGACTTGCTATGACTACGTCATCTCCCAAGATGGCGTAGCCTGCGAACCAACCTGAACCTAGTTTTACCTTACCCGCAAGAAATGCGGACCACTGAACGAAAGCGTGATGGATGAATGCCAACATCGCCCATGAACTCAATGCTCCCATTGGTTGGCCGGTGCCATATATGAGATAACCCGTACTAGATAAGGGAATAGAAACCTTTCTACCCTTTACCATAGTAACGTAGTTTTTCCCACAATGGTACTCCCGACCAATCAACAGGGATGCCCATAATTCAGCCCCCCAACTTGTTAGGAAGGGAGACAGAAGAACCTTCTGTAAGATGATAGGTATTCGATCAGTTGCGGACGATAGATCAAAAGAATGAAGAGAAATAGAAGAACGAGTTGTTAGCTCTTTCTTCCGTTTCCATTCAAACAATTGATAAATCGGCCGTACTTGGTCGAATGTACCATCTTGAGGAATCATGGACAATAGCTCAAAGATACGCCGATGTAGCTTATCAAAGAGCCATTGAGTAAATGGATCCACCATGGCAAACACTCTCACCTTACCCGCAGGTTCCTCTTTGAACCCCAAACGCCCGAGATGGTTCGTTGCTTCGAAAGGACACCCAGGAGAGTCAGAAGACAGTGGTAGGGAATCCTCCCAAACCCACAGTCTCTGACCCCACTGCTCAATCCTGTTAATGACCCATAACGAGTTTGTCATCTCACACCAATTTCGCAAAAGCGGAAAAAGTGGAGAATTCATCCACGCATGGGCACTAGCAAGAAGAGCAGCAGGCGATGTCGCCTGGGCCCCTCCGGGCACGTTACCACCTCGAACGGCTGGAGAACTCCGAGAAATCATAAAAGGTAAGGCTTTGAGACCCTTCAAGAACGACAATGGAGACCAATCCCCACTCCGAACCTTTCCCATCGACGCCTTCCCAAAGCGCCGAAGAGAAAGTAGGAAATGGGTACTTATAAATTGACTAAATTCATAAGTCAATTGGGGCTCCATTGTAGTTCCGTCAGAGATTGAGTTTACTTTCAGTTTAGGAGGACAATCCAACACTCGATAGAGTGAAAAGATAGTCAACCAAAACCGAATAGTCCACTCATCTCCCTGACGAATAGCACGGCGATGAATAGCCGGTATTATAGAAGGGCACCCACCATGGGTTCGACCGATTCTAGCTCCAAAAGGAGTCAGATCGTGTAGTCTCTGACCACCTATATACTGTTGAAGTAGAGAGTAACACCCTTTTAAATACAAAACTAAAAAGGTATTACCACCCCGCTTCCGCAGAGAATATAGTGTGGCCAGTGTGGTAAGGCAAACTTTGACGACTGATAGGTTAACTCTCCGCCCCAGCAGAGAAACCATACTAAGTATGTGTTTCAAAGCTGGTCGCCCAAGTTTTACCTTGAGCATGGCATTAAGAGACGCAAATGAGCTTAGCAGCCGACTCCATGCACGGCTAGGCATTCGCTTAGTTTCATGTATGTTGAAGACTGTTAAGTTCATTTGTTATTCAATAGAATCGTCTCTTAAACTTCGGTTTCCCCAGAGTGGGGGCCGCAGCCAGCCTTGGAAGGCTTTGGAAGAGGTCCAATCAGGCTTATCTTGCCTTATCTCACCGCATCCAACCCCCCCTCTCCTTTACAGGAGAATTGGGAAGAACACGGATCGACCGACAAGATACCTGCCACACGAAGTCCCAACGAGGTACTTTCCCTCTGGGCCTAAGGGCTGTCAACCCCAGGTTGCCAGTGCCTTAAGCGAATAAGGCTAGGTCATCCTCCCCCATTAAGACTACGCGCGTCCAAATAGTACGTTGGGATCAAACCCCAGATGCGAGCACACTGATGCACTCCCATCTGAGATTCGCCATCCGGCGACTTCCAGATGAGCAGGGAGATTACTCTCCC